TATTTCATCTCTTTTTGCAGTAACAATTATGCCATCGCCTTTATGAAATGAAAAATAATCGTTTTCGGGCAAATTAGAAACCATCATTTGCATTTGTACCTGAGCAACATATTTTTCGGGAACTTCTCCGTTCATGGCTTTTTCATGGTCTTCAAGCTTACAATTCTTAATCTCTACCATTTTATCATTGGTAATATTAAGGCCGTCTAAAGATACCATCAAATGTGGGTAGTCGTCATGGATTACACAAGTAGCCTCAAAAAGATCCCCAACCATATTTTGATAGACTTGCCTTGCTGGCTCTTCCATTGCTTTACCATAACGAGTAGCGGCATTATCGGAATCGATCTGATCTAAGCCTAGTTTTTCTTGCCACAAAAGATAAGGAGTTTTAATTCTCCCGTCAGTTGTTTTCCATTTTGATGTCCCTAAAATTATCGAAGCATCACTTGCACCGATTCTATTTTTTCGAAAAGCTAACCATTCTTTATCATCTTCAAAAATTAGCTTCCAAGTTTTTTCGCCAAGTTTAATTTTCTTCATCTTGTACCTCGATTGTTTCAATTGTTTTTTCATTTTCAAATTTATCAAACATCTTCTTCTTTGCGTTTTCCAAAACTTTAGAATACATTTCTTTTGGCATAAATTCAAAATTAGCAATATCTTTCTTCGCAAGAAAAGATTCAATGTTTTGCTTGTATTCGGGCATTTCATCAAGTATTTCTAAAAGACCCTTAACTTCTTCTTCGGATCTTTTATCGATTTCCTTTGGAGTATCGTCTTGATTGTCATTATGAAATGTGCTTCCCTTAAATCCAGGATCATCTTTCAGCTCACCTTCAACATAGCAATTCCCGATAACATCTGGAAATAATTGTCTCGCTAATCTCGATAAGGCTCTTGCGTAAAGCATGTCTCTAGGATATGTTTTCCAAACAGTCGATCTGTTATAAATTCCAGCCGTCTGTGCTTCTTCAATCGAAAAACTTTCAGTCCAACAATCGCCTGTATCTGCTCGTTTGCCATGTAAAATACATATTGAATCATTGCTTCGAGAGTCTCTTGTAATCGAATGCTTTTTAGAGCGTATAAGCGCGCCCATCATTCGAGAACCCATTTCGACTTTACCGTTGACGATATGCAAACCACCTTGAAGGGCTTGGATTGGGTCAAGATTTAGAGATTTTGCGGTTTGAATAATTGCAAATATTCCCTCTTGCTTCATCTTTTCAAAGTGAGGCGTTTTCATCAGTAAAGCACACATTTTATTTGTTTCTTCAATCTCAACTAAATAATCTTTTGGTTGAGTTGCTACTTCTTTTGTTTCATCAACTATTTTCATCTTTGTTCTCCTTTTATTTTAATTGTTCTAATTCCATCTTTTTGCTAATCTCCATCTTTCGATTACGATTCCTTTTTCGTCCATGTATCCGTATTTAATTAATAGTTTTTTAAAAAAGGCTTCTGATTTAGGAAACTTTTTATTACAAGGTGTGGATCCATCAGCATTCTTTTTTGAGATTCGACCACTACAGAATAGTTTTGTAAAATTATCATCAAAACTACCATAATAATGCAGGGGAAATGTTTTCATGTGTTTTTTACACATTTCATTTGCAAAAATAAACTTATCTAATTCGTCACCTACTTCCATCTTTATTCTCCTTTACGATTAAATCTAACTTCATTCCATAATCTTTTGCCACATTCATCTATAACAAAAGTAAATGCTTCTAGTTTTATTTTTTCTGATTTAAAGTTTTTTACTTCATCTTCTATTTTATTTAATATTCTGTAAATATTATATTCTTCTTTATTCATCATCGTGTTCTCCTTTTATTGGTATTTCTCTTTGACCTATAATTAAATCAAAGCTTGCTTTCATGTCTTTGTAAACATAATCTTTAAGTTCGTCATCGGATGCACTAGACATTGCTAACTGTTCTAATGCCCATCCTACTAGCTCATGATATACAAAAGATACATCCATTTTTTCATTTTCTTTATCAAATAAATTAGACATTTCTAAAAATACTCCTTCTAATTTATTATGTAAAATTGGGCGTAATTTACAAGGTACGCAACAATCATTTTCATTTTCATTATGTTCTTTATGCATCTTTGGCCTCCTCTATTTCGGGAATATATTTAGAAATATTAATGTCATAGGCTTGCACTAGGTTTAATAAAAAAGCATTAATGCAAAGACGGTTTTTTGAGTGCTTAATATCTAGTGACGGATATTTTAGCATGCTATCAGCCATATATTTAGCCCAATAGCTTAAATCATCTTCTAATTGTTGAATCGTATCTTTAATTATTGTTTTCATCTTCATCACCTTTTTTTAGTTTTTCATGTTTATCTAATAATTCATTTAACTTGTTCATTGATCTACGAAACGAATTTTTTTCGGATTCACAATATAGGCAACCGAATTCAGTAAATTCATTATTTGGGAAATCACACCCACATTTTTTACATTTTGTTTTCATCATCACCGTTTATTTGATTGATTTAATTATTTCATATATTCTTGTTTTAAGTTTTATTTGGCTTAAATTAAGAAATTCCTCTAACCCCTCAAGTTTTATTTCGTTAAAAATGCAATCATAAAAATATTCAAAAGCATTTTCTTCCAAAAAATCCACGTTATCCGGATCATATGAATCTAAACAATCGGTTGCTTCTTCCAAAATAAAATCATGTAATATTTTGTCACTTTCAAATATAAAATCGATTCTATCTGTAAAAGCTTCTAAAATTGCTCTATTTTTCATCATCTTATCCTTTTTTTGATTCATCTTCTTAAACTTACAATTCCTTGTAATTTAATATAACCATAGCATATGATAACATCATGATTAAAGCAAGAGAAAAAGAAATTAAAATAATCATTTATATACAAGGAGTTATAATGAAAGATACAAATAAACAACAAGAGGCATATGTAAGAACATATATGACTCTAAGACAATTTATTGATAAACATGGGTTTATGACATTGGCAGCAATCCGCCAACTGATTCATCATAATAGAGATTTTCGGGAGAAATGCGTTAGAAATCTTGGCAAAAAGCTTTTGATAAATGAAAGATCCGTGCTAGAGTATATCGAAAAATCTATCCCAAAGTAGAAAAAATCATATACTAAAATTTAGAAATGTCATAAAACAAGGTAAGCCTGAAAACAAAAAAAGATTGCGAGAGACCTTTTAGTTATTCGTTAGTTATTGCAGGGAATCGGGGAAAAGTGGGGGTAAAAACCACTCTACCCCCCCAGGAACTACACGCGAGTGTAGATATCAGCAACTACTAGGAAACTGACAATTATAATCAACCCCTCATACAAAAGGATAAATTATGTATAATTACCCCTCAAAACAAAAAAGGAAATAATTATGTCTGAGATCATACAAGATACAAACTCAAAAGCGCAAGAACTTTCTGAAGAAAGTTTTCAAATAGAAGATTTAAGCTCTAATCATAAATGGAGAACCGAAACTCCTAATATAATATTAGATATCGGATTAAATTGTTATGAAGGTTGGTTATATGTCCATATCAAAAGGATAGCGGCCGATGGTGGGCGGTGTACTTGTTCAAATAAAACATTGATGGAAAAAACTAAAATGGGGTTAACCAAACTAAAGGAATGCAAGAAATCGTTACAAGATAAAGGATTAATCAAAATAACTGAACGAAAGAATAACGATAAGTCAAACCAGCCTTCATTAATTCAAATTGCTGATATGTGGGAAAAGAACTTTATTTATTTCCAAAAAATCAAAGAGGAAAAGGAAAGAATGGGGGCAGTCGCACAGCGACCGCCCCGCAGTCGCACAGCGACCGCCCCGCAGTCGCACAGCGGCCGGAAAGAAGAACCATTAGAAGAAGAACTATATAATAAGAATACTCTTGTCGTTTCACGACCAACGCTAATTTCTTTTTCTTTCAAATCAAATCAATTTACAAGAATCTCTCAAGATCAGATATCCAAGTGGCAAAAACGATTTCCCAAAATAGATATTGTTCAAGAGATAAAAGAAGCTCAAGAATGGATAATCGCCAATCCTACAAGGAACAGAAAGCGAAAGAATTGGTCAAGGCTTTTAGTTGACGAATGGTTTCCAAGGGCAGTAGAGGCTTTAAACAGCAAAACCCATACAAAGACACCACCCATAGCATGTAAAGCTACATATGACCGCTTAAAACCGATATATGAGCGTTATAAGAGTTGGTTTGAATCATCAAATGATCCTTGCGCTTGTGATAAAGGATGCTTAGTTCTCAAAAATGATCATTTTTATGAATCAAAATTTGAAGAGGGAAAATATAAGCTCAACTATGATAAATTCACCTCTTTGCTCAAGAAAAAATATGTTAAGAGCAAGGGAGCTTTAAAAATGATTTTAAATGGGTAAAAAAATGGAAATCAAAAAATCGGAAGATTTATATTATTTTATTAGAAACAAAATAAAAGATGAAACTCAACTATATTGTCAATATTTAACTTCGCTTGAGCTTTTGAGAAGCGTTGAATATAACGAAGAAGAGAAATTAAATAAACTTGCTGCGAAAATTGATAATGACCGAAGAATATCTTTTCAAAATGGAAACTTACATGTGCTATTTCATAGCTTTTATCTTAAGCGTGATGATCCCTGAAAATGGATTCTTCATATCTTTGTGTTATGGATTTTTGGGGAGATTTTACATTATTTTTTGGTTAATCAGATATCAAGATGTCTGGTATCCATGGCTAAAATCTTTGATGGCTTAATAAAGAATAAAAAATATTTCATAAAAACCTTGACCTAATAATCAAATAAAAGTTATGAAGAAAAAGACTACTAGGAAACAGACATGTTATTTGAATACCAAGGCAAGCCAATAGCAAAAGCTAGACATCGGATGTTTAGAAACATCGCATATGACCCCCAAAGCAAGCTCAAGAACAAAATCATCAAAGAGTTTGCATCACAGTTTCAACGAGAAGGGCATTTAAAGCCCCTAGAAGGCGCTATCGCTGCAACGGTAGACATAAGACACCCAATTCCTGTTTCATGGTCTAAAAAGCGTAAGATAGAGCGTTTGGGCAAATACGTTACTTCTAAGCCCGATGTAGATAATATTTGCAAATTCGCACTAGATGTTTTGAATAAAATCGCTTATCACGATGATGCACAAATTTCAAGCTTAATTACTCAAAAAATATACTCCGACAATCCAGGGGTTACAATTACTTTAGAACCAATTAACGAGGCTTTTATGATTGATGAACATGCAATCACTTATAAAGATAAATTATCACAAAATGACATCGATTACTTGATAAAAAAAGCCAATAGATTAGGCCTTGCAGGTCGCCAAATAGCTCACGTTTATGAGCGGGAAGAAAACACCGAGAAACATATTTATTTTGCTGTTGAAGGCATTAAGGAAAAATAAAATCAAAAAAAAGGAGATTTAATTATGTGGGTAAAAATTAAAGAAATTTTAGTGAATCTTGATAATGTAGAAGAAATTTCTAAGGAATGGGAAAGAGGAAATAAAGAAGTCGTATCATTAAAAATTGACTATACAAGTGAATCTTCAAACACATTTGATGGCAGTAAAGCGGACATTGAAAGCGAATATGACAGACTCATAAAGCTTTTAGTAAAATAAGGGGAAGTAATGGGATTATTTAGAAAAACAGAACGAGAAGAACTCTACCAATATGAAGATATTGATGAAGTAAGCTTGCTGAAATTGGAAATAAAAAGAATTGAAAGAGAAATAAATTTACTGAAAAGACTAAATAAACGGCAATATATTATCATCGGGGAATGCTACGGAAGATTAGAAGATGATAGCTATTTAGGAGAGGAAGAAGGTCGAGATCTCGTCACAAAGAACAATTATGTATTTGACAGCTATATTAGAGATATGGGCGAGTTGTGGATCAAACAGGAAGAAAAGAAATGAAGGTAACATACCAATTTGATCTAGATGATGAAGACAATAATGATAAGTTCGAACTAGAGATTTTTCAGGCAGCAAAAGATATGTATTCAGCGCTTAGAGAGCTAGATAACCTTAAGCGAAATTTGTACAAAGGCTGGAAATATTGGGATCAAGACCAAGAAATAAAAGAAGATGAAGAAGAGAAATTTTCAAGAATAAATGTAGATGAATTGTTAGATGATTTATGCGAAATCCTTAACGATTCATTATACCATACGGTAAGCTGATGATAGAATGTGTTAGATATACCCCGATAAATAAAAGTACTTGCGAAGGCATTGCAACAATATTTATATCGAAATGGGGAGTCGAGGTTTCAGGAATAGCCTTGCATAAAAAAGATGGGCAGCGATGGATTAATTTTCCAACAAGAATGATAGAAGAAGAGGGAGGAAGAAAATATTATCCCTACATTAGATTTCGTGAAAGCGCCCACAAAGACAAGTTTTGTGAGCTTGTCAAAGAAGCGATAGACAAAAAACAAACAGAAGAAAATTAAAGGAGAAAACCACGATGAATTATGTAATTAGATTAACTTATATGGATGACAAAACATTAAATTTAGAGCTTCCGAAAGATGAAGTGCCAAAGTTTTTAGAGTGCTTACAGAAGAATGTAGCCTACTGGGCAAAAGATGCAGACGTAGCTTTCTGGACTCCAAACCAGCAAGTAAGATATACGAATATCAATAAGATTGCAGAACCAGCACCAATTATCGAGCCAAAAGTTGAAGAAGTAAAAACAACCGAGGAAACAGATGAAGTATAAAAACATAGACTTAGAACTGCCACCCCTAGGAAAATTAATTACTGGATTGAATGAAGAACAAAAAGTTTTTTCAATTGGTTTTTTTTATGAACTTGATGGAAAAAGAGATTATAAGAATATTTTTGATATAGATACTAGTGGTTGGTTTCATACTAGTATTAGTATAGACAAATGGAAAGTCCTTCCAATATTTAAATCTGTCGAAGAAATGCCCATTCCAATCGGAAAAGCGGTAATTGTACAATATAGAGATGAAGAATCGGATGATATAAAGTTTAGTTTCTATGTAGCAGTAGAAGACCATAGAAACAATTATTATCATAAACAGAAAATAATCGGATGGATTGAAAAAAAAGACCTAATAAAGTAACAAGAACAATGCCTAGGAGCGATCCTTAAACCACAGGTAAAAGATGATGGAAATAAGTTGGACATATGAAGAGAGAGACATAAATGAACTTGTTGAAAATGAAGATAACCCAAGAGTTTTATCAAAAAGAAGAGCCAAAGAGCTTAAAAAATCCCTTAGAAAATTCGGGATCTGCCAACCAATCGTCATCCAACCCGATGGGAAGGTTATCGGTGGACACCAACGCCTCAAAACACTTAAATTACTTGGTGTTTCATCGATTCATGTCGCAGTACCTTCCCGAAATCTTTCAAGAGAAGAATTCAACGAATTAACTCTTCGATTAAATAAGAATGTCGGGGATTGGGATTATGATTTATTAGCTAACAACTGGGATTATGACCTTTTAATTGAAGCAGGATTTACAGAAGCAGAATTACACAGCGATGTTATTCCCGAAGAAAAGCCGAAGAAATATTCCATTAACATCAAGTTTGATAATGAAGAAGATCTTAGGCATCTAGAAACAGAACTCCAACCAATCATTGATTTAATTCCCTCGGCTATAATGAAAGTGAGGGCTAAATGATTATTCAAGGCGATTGCTTAGAGGTTCTTAAAACCTATCCCGATAATCATTTTACAAGTGTGATAACTGATCCACCTTATATGCTTAATTTTATGGGAAAGGACTTTGATAAATTCAAAGATAACCCAGCCGCTAATGTTAAATTATGGAAGGAAGTATTAAGAGTGTCTAAGCCTGGTAGTACGCTACTTGCTTTTGGAGGTGATAGAACACACCATCATTTGATGTTAGCTTTAGAGAATGCGGGTTGGACTATAAAGACTTGTTTATATTGGATATTTGGACAGGGTTTCCCTAAAA